TCCACCCCGTAGTCCCTGAGAAACTCCACCGTAGTCGCCATCGCGAAACTCCTGCCCTAATCTCCGTCAGGTGCGAAATCTCAGGTCAGGTGAGAATTGGGAAGGTGCGGGCCAGGAAACGCTTACGACGGATCAGATGCCGGTTCGGAAGAGGATGCCGAGACCGAGGATGGTGATGGCAAGTCTTCCGGGAACGACGCTGATGATGGCGAGGACGATGATTCCGATGATCCCGATGGATCGGACGCCGGAGAAGCTGATGATGAGGATGCCGGTGACGGAGACGGAGGAGAAGATGGCGAGGACGCATCGGGCTCTGACGGGAATCCCGGCGACGATGATGATGAAACCGGAGATGGCGGTGGCGCAGGAGATGACGAAGACGGAGAATCCGATGCTCCTGACGACGGTGGGGATACCGGTGACGGAGATGGAGGCGCAGAGCCTGGCGATGCCGCTGATGGGGGAAAATCTGAACAAGGCCCCGACGAGGATAGCGTAGCCGGTAGCGACAACGACGAGGCGCATGAGCCTGACTTTGGCAACTACGAGAGCGAAGGCGATCTGGACGGCGACGGCGTTGGCACCACTGAAGCCAAGCCGATGTTCGAATATGACGAGGACATTCTCGAAGGCCGCGACATGGCTCAGGAGATCTCCACGCTGATCTCGGAAGACGCTGTTGAAGCGATCCACCAGTCCGACTGGTCCGTGTTCTCGCGCGAATGGGACCGTGTTGAGCCGCTGGAGCCGCCCGAGGAGATGCCTGCGAACTGGGTGCCTGATCTGGAAGAGGCTGTGCGGCAGATGACCGGACGCATGCAAAAGGACATCGAGCGGATCATGGCTTCGCAAAGTCATGTGGTGAATACGCCCGGTCACAAGCGCGGCCGGTTGCACTCTGCCTCGCTCTACCGCGTTGCACAGGGCGATCCGCGCGTGTTCACCCAGAGGCAGGAGCATAAGTCCAAGGATACGGCTGTGACGCTGCTGGTCGACAACTCCGGGTCGATGCACTCGAACAACCGCATCGCCGCGGCGATGGAGGCCGCATATGCGCTCTCGACCACGCTGGACCGGGTTCAGATCAACCACGAAATGATCGGCTTCACCACTGGTGACTTCTTCTCCCGAACCAAGGGTGAGCGCGAGATGGAGAAGGCCATTCAGGAGGACTATTACAAGTCTGGGATCACCTATGACCGTGTCATCCCTCTGGTTCTGCCGATCTACAAGAGTTTCCAGGAGCGCCTGGATGCGACCGTGAAGAAACGCATCGCCTATTGCATGAATGCGCGCCGTGGCCTGAATGGCAATATCGACGGCGAGTCCCTGCTGATCGCGGCCGAGCGCCTGGCGCGTCAGACCGAGAAACGCAAGGTCATGTTGGTGCTGTCAGACGGCCAACCTGCCGGCGGGCCTAAATCCGGGCCGCACCTGAAATCGACGGTGAACTACCTGAACGAAAACGGCATCGAAACCATCGGCATTGGCATCCAGAGCAATGCGGTGGCGAAGTATTACAAGAACCATGTGGTGCTGCACAATGTCGAGGATCTGCCCGGTCAGGTCATGACCGAGATCAAGCGTCTTTTAGCGTAGGAAATCATCAGGGGAGCGAATATCCCATTTGCTCCCCTATCTGAAATTAAGTAAGTTGATACTTAATAAGTAAGCTGATACTTAACACGAACAGGCACCGCGACTCGCCTGTAAATCAGAGGGAAACACTATGACGACCGACGTTGCTCAGGCCGCGCCAACGGCCGATGACAAAATCCTTTGTCACATCGATAACGCCAAGGTTCACACGATCCAAGGCCACATCAAGGCCAACCACCCCGAATGGACGATCGAACGCTACAAGGAAGAATTTCCTGACGCGCCGCTGCTGTCGCCTTATGCGCAGCATGTGATCGACACCAAGAAGGCCGAGCGCGAAGCCCAGGCAGCCGAAGCGAAAGCGCAACCTGCCGCGTCTGCCGCATCTGCGCCCGAAGCTGCGCTCACAGCCAACCTGGCGGTCACACAAGCCACCTTCCATGATGTCTTTGGTCTGGGCAACGCCCCTGCTGCGATGAATGCGGCTGGCAACCCGATCACGATCAACGTCATGTCCGGACACAACCAGGAAGCGCTGGATTATCTGCCCGAAATCGACAATGGCTATGTGTTCAACATCGACCTGCTGAAAAAGGTCATCATTGGCTTGCAGCTGAATATGCCGACCTATCTCTGGGGCTTTCACGGCACCGGGAAAACGACCGTCCTGCAGCAAGCCTCCGCGCGCACCAAACGCCCGTTCGTCCGTGTCCAGCACTCGCTGAACATGCAGGAAAGCGACGTGCTTGGTCAGTGGACCGTGAAGGATGGCTCGACCATCTTCCAGCTTGGGCCGCTGCCGATGGCAATGATCAATGGCTGGACCTACTGCGCCGATGAATACGACACCGCCATGCCGAACGTGACGACGGTCTATCAGCCGGTGCTCGAAGGTCAGGCGCTGCTGATCAAAGATGCTCCGCCGCATTTCCGCAAGATCATCCCGCATCCGAACTTCCGCTTCTGCGCGACCGGCAACACCAATGGTATCGGCGACGAAACCGGCCTGTATCAAGGCACTCTGATGCAGAACGCCGCCAACTACTCTCGGTTCAAGATCACCGAGGAAGTCCACTACATGGACGAGGCGATCGAGATCAATATCCTTCAGTCGCGCGCCAACCTGCGCAAGCCTGATGCCAAGAAGATCGTTCAGTTTGCGAACAAGGTGCGCGGTGCTTTCCGCGATGGCGATATCTCGATGACGGTTTCGCCGCGTGAGCTGATCTCCGGCGCGCAGCTTGGTGTTGCTCTCGGCGGTAACTGGCAGGCCGGTTTGGAGCTGTCCTTTGCGAACCGCTTGTCGCGCGTTGACAAGAAGGTCGTGCAGGAGTGGATGCAGCGCAACTTCGGGAACAAGTAATGTCGGAATACTTTGACATGGCCCAGAGTGAGCGGATGATCCGCTCACTTGCCAACAAAGTCGTCAATCGTCTGGCGACCATCCCGCAGAAAGTCTTCTCCCGGGAAGACATTGAACAGGAGCTGTGGATTGCCTGGTGCAAGGCGCGCGACAAATACGAGCCTGGTCGGGGCGTCCCGTGGCAAGCGTTCCTGCAGCGCGGGATGAAGAACCACATCAACCGCGAGATCGAAAAGCATGTCGAGCGGTTCGAGGGTCAGACTTTCGCCCTGTCGCTGGATATGCAGGCGGGTGAGGATAATGAATCCACGCTGAGCGAAGTGATCCCAAGCCCTGACCCAATGCCGCATGAGCGCACGGAACGCGCCAGCAACTATGCGATGGCAATGGAGCTTCTGTCGGATCGCGCCAAGGTTTACGTCTCGCTCCTGCATGACCAGCCGCCGGAGCTGCTGCATGAGCTGTCCATGATGCACGACAAGGCTGAGCAGGCTGTAAAAGTGGGTGCGCCCTTCAACGTGTCGCGCCACATCACGTCCCGCATGATCTTCGACCTGATGGGCGCTGAGCGCAACGAGCGATCCAAGATCAAGAAAGAAGTTGAAACGATGGGTATGAGGATGTCGAAATGAGTGACGAAACACAGGTTCCATATCTCGCCCCAGGTTGCTTTGGTTCAGCGCTGATGTTTCGCGGCGAAGACATGGTCTGTGCCGCCTGCCCATTCCGCGCGCAATGTGAACCGGCGCATCAGGTCAATCTGGCCGCAATGCGCGAACGTCTGGGTATCAAGGTTCCGGTTCAGCGCAAGCGCGCCCCTGCCTTGCCGCCCGCCGAAGCAATCAACGAAGATCCGAGCCGCATGTCGCTGCCGAAAAAGGTGCGTGAGCTGCTCAGCCGTCTTGATCGTGAGAACCTGGATATCGTCGGTAAGATCCAGAAGGGCGTGAACCCCTTCGCCGGGATCGAACGCTACCGTTACATGCAGATCGCCTGCCACCTGATCATGAACATGCAGGTTCCGGTCACGCAAAAGCTGATCGCCGTTGGCCTGGCTAAAGCAATGGACTGGGCAGATGGCACCGCAGACGCGCATGCGCGCATGGCAGTCCAGGCGCTGGAGCATGTGGGCGCTGTTTCGAACAATGACGGCACTTTTTCTGTGCGCCGCTAAATCAGTAAGGAATTACTTATGCACTCTATTCTGGCCGCAAGAACCGACTTCTCGCTTGGTGAATCCATTCTGACGACACAAGGGCTGGTGGACGCAGCTAAAGACGCTGGTGAGACGGCTGTGGCGCTCACGGACACCATGAGCATCACCGGCATGATCGATTTCACCAACCGCGCCAAGAAAGCCGGTTTGAAGCCGATCATCGGCACCCGGTTGCGCCTGACGGACGATCCCACTTGGCGACCCCAGAAAGGCCAGAAGAAAAAGGATATGCCGCGCGCATACTTCCTGACCGCTTATGCCATGTCCGAGGCTGGTATGAAGGCTCTGTTCCGGTTGCTGACACTCGGCAACAGCGACGAGCGGTTCTATTACGTCCCCAAGCTGGGCTTCGAGGATCTCTATGCGGAGCTGGATAGCCTGGGTGAAAATGATCTGGCGATTGTTCTGGGTGATGAGCATTCGGTTCTGACACACCCCAAAGTTCATGACATTGTTGAGAGGCTGGGCGGCGCGCTGCCGAACCGGATCTACGTGCCGTTTATTCCGATCGACACGCCCTACTACGGTCGGATGAACAAGATCGCTGCGGAGATTTACGACACATGGGCCGTTAGCTCGGTGGTCGTGCGCCCGGCCTTCTACGGCCAGGGCGAGGCGGACACGCAAGAGGTCATGACCGGGATCGCAGAAGGCACCAAGCTGGCTGACCCGTGGTTCCGCTCCCGCTACAAGCGCGACCTGCATGCGATGGGGCTCAAGGAGATGATGCCCGAGCTGAAAGCCGCAATCTCGCATTTGCAGAAGCGCGGTGTTGCTGACGCCGCAACTCTGTTCACCGATGGTCTGAAAAACACTGACATCCTGGTGAATTCCATCAATTACGAGTGGAAGAAGGCCGACGTGTCGCTGCCGCAGTTAGCACCCGACGAATTCAAAGCCGTCACCGATGAGTGCATGAAAGGCTGGAAAGAGCGTTTCAGCGCAGAGGTCTTCGGTCACAAGCCGACCGGCGAGGAGCTGAAAGAGGTCTACATGCCGCGGCTTAAATACGAGCTGTCGGTCCTCAAGCGCCTGAACTTCTCCGGATACTTCCTACTGGTGCAGGACATCGTGCAATTCTCCAAGCAGAACCACATCCTCGTCGGACCTGGCCGCGGATCTGTTGGTGGCTCGCTGGTCGCTTATCTGATGGGCATCACCGATTGTGATCCCATTCGCTTCGACCTCATGTTCGAACGCTTCATCAACCCTGACCGGATCGACCTTCCTGACGCCGATCTCGACTTCATGTCCACCCGGCGCCATGAGGTGATCGAATACCTGGTCAATAAGTATGGTCAGGCGCGTGTGGCCGGCGTGTCTAACTTTGGCACCCTGGCAGCCGCCTCTGCGATGCGTGATGTCGGTCGCACCGCTGGTATTCCCGAGCGTGAATACTCGGTGTCGAAGATGGTGCCTAAGAAGCACGGCGCAAACGTGCCGCTGCCTGAGTGCCGGGAGGAAGTGCCTGAGATCGATGCCTTCGCCAATAATCAGCCGGTGCTCTGGCCGATTATGGAGAAGCTCGAAGGCAAGATCCGCAATTTCTCGTCACACGCCGCCGGGATCGTCGTTGCTGGTGAGGATCTCACCAATCGCGCTGTCGTCGAGCGCCGCAAGGACAACAGTGTAGTTTGCTGGGATAAACGGGTCGTAGAGGATCAAGGCCTTGTTAAGGTCGATATTCTGGGTCTCTCGACGCTGGATCTGATCGGCCTTACCCTCGAATACATCAAGGAGCGCCACGGTGCGCGGATCGATATGAACCGCATTCACCTGGACAATCCGGATGTGCTGAAAAACTTCGCCGAGGCCCGGACAACCGGTATCTTCCAGTTCGAAAGCGGTGGCATGCGCCGCCTGCTGAAAGAGCTTGGCTATAACGGCTCGATCACCTTCGAGGATATCACCGCCGCAACAGCGCTCTATCGACCTGGCCCGATGGAATCCGGGATGATGGACAGCTTCTACAAGCGTAAGCAAGGCGAGGAGGATATTGAATACGACCATGCTCTCATGGAGCAGGTTCTTGAGACCACATATGGCGTGATCGTCTATCAGGAACAGGTCATGAAGGTGTCGCAGATTATCTGTGGCTACACAGGTGCCGAAGCTGACAAACTCCGCAAAATCATGGGTAAGAAACAGCCCGAGGAGATGGCTAAGCAGCGCGACAAGTTCGTAAGCGGCGCTGTGAATACCGTTGGTGCAGATGAGAAGTGGGCCGGCCAGCTATTCGACAAGATTGAAGGCTTTGCCGGATACGCCTTCAATTTGAGTCATAGCGTGGAATACACTCTCATTTCCTATCAGTCGATGTGGCTTAAGACCAACTATCCGGTCGAGTTCTATGCCGCCGCTTTGACACTGATGGATGAGGACAAGCTGCCGGGTCTTATCAAGGACGCGCGTGATGCCGGGATCGTCGTTGACATGCCCGATATCAACCACTCGACCAAGCGCTTTGAGATTGTCACCGACAAGCGGCTGGCAATCCCGTTCCAGCGCATCAAAGGCATCTCGGAGAAGACCGCAGAGGCGATCATGACTGCGCGCGCCGCTGGCCCGTTCGCAGATAAGGAAGACTTCATCAAACGGGTCGAGCGCCGCCGCTGCAACGTCCGGCACCAGGACGCCCTCGATCGTGTTGGCGCATTCGCAAACATCGAGCCCGGTCAGCTTTCGTCCACGCATCCCGAGCGGGTCAAGGACCAGATTGAGCTGATCCCCGGCCTGATCTCCGCCCATGTGCCGATTGACCGGGAACTGAACCGCGACAAGGACACGCGCGCAGCCGTGACCGAGCTGGTCGACGAATACCGCAATGCCGACACGTCAACAGGCATGCCGGTCAAGCCCAGCTTTGGTCGCAGCGCCAAGTTCATGATCGTCTCGGACGCGCCTGGCAATGAGGAAGATGTTGGCGGCCTGATGGGCTTCTCGCGCTCGAATGAGGCGGTGGTCAAGGCGATGGATGAGCACGGCCTGCAAATGGCTGATGCCTATTGGACCGCCCTACTCAAGCGTCCGAAGAAGGGCCGCATGATCACGCCGGAGGAGATTGCTGTCTACAAGGACTATCTCGACCGCGAAATCAACATGCTCAAGCCGCCGGTGATCGTCCTGTTGGGCTCAACCACGACGCGCCACTTCCTGAAGGACTTCCGGGGTAAGGCGTCAGATCAGGCTGGCAAGGTCGTCTACAACAATCCGCTGGATACCAACCTGGTGATCGGGTTCAGCGCCGGTGAGATTTATCACGACCCGGAGAAACAGAACAACATGAACGCCGTGTTTGCGGCGGTCGCAGATTTGCTCAAGTAAGGAGAAAACCATGAGCTATGGATACTGTCGCTGTGGTGCAGAGGTGAAGAGCCGAACGCGCGGCGTTCCCTCAATGGACACATGCGAGAATGGTCATACCTACCAGTCGCACATGACGCTGGCATATGACCCGATTGCGCGCCTGAAAGCCGCAATGAAACTCGGTGGTGAGAAGGTTGAAGTCCCGGTGCAGGAGACGACCGAACAAGCGCCCTTCTCGTCCATGACGTTCGCTGTGCTGCCTGGTGGCAAAGTTGCGTATCTGGGCAAGAACCTTCCGGAGTTCGATTATCGCTATGATGACGCGGAAGATCGCGCCGAAGACCCGGACAAATTCACAACGCCCGAGCCGCTGCCGACCGCCTACGAAAACGAGCTGTTGGATTGCCTGATCGAGGAATGCGCCGAAGTGATCCAACGCGCCACCAAGATGAAGCGCTTTGGTGTGTTTGAAATTCAGGACGGTCAGAGCCTTTCTAATTGTGATCGGCTGAGCGAGGAGCTGGGTGATCTGCAAGCAGTGGTCGAGCGATGCGCCGAGGTGGGTCTGATCGATCTAATGGTTGTAGGCGGTCAGGTTCCGATCAAACACGCCAAGCTGGACAAATACCTGCAACACGAACCGGAGGCTGCATAAATGACCACGACCGCCGATCCCGCTGTGGAAACCCCTGGCTTCCACGTCAAAAACTTCATCGATGCGGCGACGCTCAAAAGCGACCTCGCCTTCTCGCCCAATGATCTGACAACGCCGATGATCGAACAGGCATCAATGTTCGCCCACTACGGCGTTCTGCATGCTGACGCTCAGAAGCAGGTGGACACCGTAAAGCTGCTCTTGGAGAACACCGAGGCGGCCGTCTACAAGATCATCCGGGATAAGATGGCGACCGATGGTGAGAAATTCACCGAGGCTCTGCTGGAGAAATCCGTCGCACGACATGCGCGCGTGATCTCCATGAAGAAGGCGCTGAACCAGGCGAAGCGCGTCGAGACCACCTGTAAGATGGCGGTCGAAGCGTTCCGGCATCGTCGTGACATGCTGGTGCAGCAAGGTCTGATCTCCCGTGAAGAGATGAAAGGCGAGGTCCGGATTGCTGAACGCAATGCGGCTCAGGATGCGCTGGAGGCTCAGAAGCAAGGCGCTTTGGATCGTATCCAGCAGAAAGTTTCCTGAGAAAACTGCGTCATCCCATGCGTTGCGCGCTATAAAGTAAGTAAGCGCTTACTAGCGGAACGCAACATTCAGAAAGGGAACGAAAAACACAAATCCCCGTTAGCATCCCGTCGCAATTCGTGCTATATAGCTAGATAGCTAATTAGCTAAGCACAAAGAACCCGCCCACAAAGCACCTGCCCTGAAAGCTGAAAGGAAAAAGCACATGGCATTGAATCCCGCACTTCGCAAAATGGTCTCTTCCGCGAAGAACAAATACAAGAATTCGGGTGGCGACACCGTCAAACCGAAAGAAGGCCGCAACACTTTCCGCATCATTGCTCCGACACCTGAACAGGCATCCTGGGTTCCCGCCAGCGGCCAGTTCTGGGCTGATCTTGGCGTTCACTGGATCAAAGCTGACGAGGCTGGCAAGCCCATCGCAGTGATCGGCGATACCGAGATCGTTCACCAGCGCCCGTCGGTGATCAGCACCGCGATCGGCATGGCGATCGAGAGCGCAATGGATGAAACGACCAAAAAGCTCTACGAAAGCTGGCAGTCGCGTAAGTCCATCCTGGTCAACGCAATCGACCGCGCGAGCAACGAAGTTGTGGTGCTGGAACTGACACCGACGACCTTCGGTAAGTTCTTGGAACTGTATGAAATTTACGCAGACGCTGGTCAGGATATCGGCGACATCAACTCCGGTATCGATGTTGTTCTGACCCGTGAAGGCAAAGGCCTGAACACCAAATATGATCTGCAAGCAGCGCCGGGCGTGTCCCAGCCTGTGACGCCGGATCAGTTGGCCGCCTGTAAGAACCTGCAGGAGTTCATCGAATCCAAGTTCTTCCGTGGCGAAGAACAGAAGGCGCTGAATGCAATCGCTCAGATTGCCGGTGTTGCTGTTCCCGCCCTGCCCGGCGCTTCTGGTGTTTCGACCCCGACTGCCGCTCTGACTTCTGATGCAGCATCGGTTGCGCCCGCCGCTCCCGCGCCTGCTGCCGCCGCTCCTGCTGTAGACCCGGAAGCCGAAGCGCGCAAACAGGCTGCATTGGCTGCACAGCAAGCCGCTGCCGCACAGGCCGCAGCACCTGCGCCTACTCCGACCCCGGCTCCTGCCGCCGCTGCTCCGGCTGTTGACCCGACCCCTGCGCCTGCCGCAGCTCCGGTTGACACTGGCACCGGTCTGGACAAGTCGGAAGAGGATGCTCTGCTGGCCGAGCTGGACTCGCTCACCAACATCTAATGCCGCCCACCCTCGGGGCGTCATAAGAACCATCGTCGCGGATGGTGAGACTGCCGGGAGAAAGCACACTCCCGGCAGTCACAAGCCGAAATTTCCTGTGAACGGCGCCAAAATCCGAGCCCTTCTCACGAGAATTCAAGAGGTTATCATGCCCAATTACTTCATCATCGATGGCAACTCGCTTGGCCATTTCTCTAACAATGGTCCGAAACTGTCGCTCGGTGAGATGCCGGTTCAGGCGATCTACAACTTCCTGCGCAATCTGCGCTCCGCAATGGGGCTCTACCAGATGTATCAGCCCGTGGTGCTCTGGGATGGCGCGTCCTGGCGCAAGACCATGTTCACCGAATACAAAGCGAACCGCGACAAGGTTGAGACGATCCACGAACGCCGGGCTGCTGCGGCCAAGGATGACTATAAACGCCAGATGCCGCTGATTAAGAAGGGGCTGCAACTGCTTGGCGTGCCGCAGGTTTTCGCAATCAACATGGAAGCTGACGATCTCGGCGCGATCCTGGCTGATCGATACTCCGCGCAGGGTCGCGTCGTGCTCTGGACAGGCGACAAAGACTGGATTCAACTGGTCGGCCCGAATGTCGTCTGGCGCGACTTCGCCAACAAGCGCACCATCACCGAGAAGAACTTCGAGGAGATGACCGGCGTCAAAACCCCTCGGCAGTTTGTCGAGGTCAAAGGTCTGTCAGGTGACAGCGGCGACAACATCCCGGGCGTCGGTGGCATCGGTGAGAAAGGCGCAAAGGATTTTCTCAACAAATACGGATCGTTCAACGACTTCCTTAACATGGTCTGCATCGAAAAATCCGTCGATTACGCCAAGCTGCCCAAGAAGCTGAAGGCGCTGGTGGATGACGAGCAGAAGGCGATCGATTTTGACCGTAATCTCAAACTGATGGACCTGCGCACGCCCGAGCGTCCCGCGCCCATCAATCTCAGCGTCGATAAAGGCACTCCGAACCAGGAACTGTTCCGGGTGTTCTGTGACCGCCTGCTGTTCAGCTCCATCACCAAGGATCTGGATGAGTGGATCAGGGTCTTTCCGCAGTTTCAACAAATGGAGGTAGCCGCATGAGCACCCTCAAAGAACGCATGACGGAGCTGATGCTTCAAAGGCGAACGGCTGCAGAGATGGAGGAGTTTGTCGTGAAGGGACTAAAGCCCTTCTACGATGCTTTTCAGAATGACGAACGCTCGCCCGAGATCATCCGAAAGATGCGCGTTTACATGTCATCCAAATCAGACGCCAAAAACTGGCGCCAAGAGGCCGAAGACCTTGAGGCGTTGATCAAACTTATCCCGGAGAGTGAAACATGAGCGCCCGAGAATTCTTCCGTCGTAACTTCTTACCGGCTGAGACTGCCGGTCGCAGCCTTTTCAACGGTCTGTTGTTTGGCATCACGACCGTTGGACTGGTGTTCGCTATCGCTACCCTTCTGAAAAATCTCGTAAACTAAGGAGATATTATGTCCAAACCCGAAGATATCGCAGCCGCCCTGGCTAGTGCCATTGGTGGCAATGACGAGGAAAGCACCGTCTCGCACTACCTGGACACCGGCTTTCCGCCGCTGAATTTCGCCCTGTCCTCGAACTGGAACAAAGGCCTGCCCGTTGGTCGCATCGTTGAGATCGCCGGGCCGCCCTCCTCCGGTAAAACCGCGATTGCCACACGCGCTATGGCGGCCTGTCAGGCGCAAGGCGGTGTTGCTGGCTTCATGGATCACGAACGCTCGTTCTCGGTGCGTCTGGCGCCCCAGCTGGGTCTGGACGTGACGCCCGGCCGGTTTGTGTTCAAGAAGCCCAAGACCTTCGAGGACTCCGTTGCGATCTTCCACACCGCTGTTAAGGCGATCCGTGATAAGAAGCTGATCGACAAAGATGCGCCGATCTGCTGGGTCTTTGACAGTCTGGCCGCGATGGTGCCGCAGTCTGTGTTGTATGACACCAAAACCGGCAAAGAGCGCACCGCCGAAGACCGCAATATGAACGATAACACCGCACTGGCCCGGGCCACATCGGCGCATTTCCCTTCAATCGCCATGATTGCCGAGGAATACAATGTCTGCGTGATCTTCCTGAATCAGCTCCGGACCAAGATTGGCGTCATGTTCGGCGATCCGCGCAAGACCACAGGTGGTGACAGCGCAGCCTATTACTTCTCGCAGCGGATCTGGCTTGGCTCGTCGCAGGTGAAGAAGGGCAAGGAGATCGTCGGCACCGAGGTCACCGGCAAGCTGGTCAAGAACAAGGTCGCTCGACCCTTCCTCGAAGCCAAATGGCGCTTCATGTTCCAGAAGGATGGCACCGGTCGCTTTGATGCTGAGCGGTCGCTGATCGACTTCCTCGAAGCTGAAGGCTGCCTGCCGAAAGGTCGCCCGGGTTATGTGGAATGGGAGGGCAAGCAGGTGTCACGCGACAACCTGGCTGATCTGATCCGCAACGAAGGTCCGACCGGCTTTGATAAGCTGAAAGCCCTGCTGCCGCCGTCCTATGAGCCGGAAGTGGTTGCTTTCGTTGAGGGAGTTGAGGGCGAAGCCGCTTAACCCCTTGATCTTCCCGAGTCCTGCTCTGCTATAATAGAAGGAGTAGCAGAGCAGGACTATCATGAAGGTCATTTCAATTTGGCAGCCGTTTGCATCTCTGATCGTTGAGGGCTGCAAGATTTTCGAAACAAGAGGATGGCCGGCACCGGCCTCCGTCATCGGCACCAGAATTGGCATTGCCGCCACGAAGAACATCGTTCCCGGCCAGCGATCCCATTGCGAGGACGAGGATTTCAAGAGGTTCTACGCGCGCACAGGACTGCCTGACTGGAAGGAACTGCCGCGAGGCGTTCTGCTGGGCACCGTCAAGATCGACAGTGTGGAGCTGATGACAGAGGAGCTGATGGAAGATGTCTCTGCTGAGGAACAATCATACGGTTGGTGGGAGCCTGGCAACTTCGCCTGGCGTCTGACCGAACGCCACAAGTTCCTGGAGCCTATTCCGATCAGAGGTATGCAAGGTCTCTTCGAATGGAAAGGCACATTGCCCGATGTCGAAAGAGTTTACGAGGCTCAAGAAGAAAGCCAAGAAATTGATCCGCGGCGGTCGCACGAAGCGGAGATTATACGGGGGTATTTTTAAGCTCCCTAGTGGTCGGGAGGTCTATCTGGCCTTCCGGTTTCGCAAGGAGATCTTCCGCTCCGGCGAAAAGAACATCAGTGAGGCGCATGACAAAGGCATTGCATGCTGGGCGATCGACCGCGACACCCTGCTGGAGATGCGCCGCGAACAGGTCTTGTTGATCGGCGTCTACTGCCGGGATGACGACGAGATTTACATTACCCATTACGATAATTTCTTCGATAAGAAGAAGGCTAACGTGAAGAACTATGAGCAGCGCGGCGGCACGCTCCAGATGTATCTTCCCATCCAGCATTTCGCAAAATCAGGAAACAGCATCGCCGCTTGATAACCCAAGCGCAACCCGATGAGCGACGTGCTATAAAGTAAGTAAGCGATTACTTGAGGGATCAAAAATGAACGCAATGTCAAAGATCAAATCCGACATCGTTGTTGAACAGATGGCGGTTGGAGATTTCATTTCCATTCAGGATCACCCGAAACAGCGTGATACCGAAGGGCGTCTGGAGAAAGCCGTAAGGAGACACCTGAATGCGTTCTCTCCAGCTCAGGCTTCCGTTTCCGTGGTTGAATTCAATGGCGTTCGCTACAAAGCAGATGGTCATACTCGCTCTCTTGCATGGTCTCGCAACCTTTTGATCAGGCCCGACATTCTCCACGTCACGGTGTATAAATGTGCGTCGATGGAAGAGCTTCTGGCGCTCTATGATACATTCGACAATAAGGATGCGACCGAGACGACACCCGACAAGGTGTCCGGCGCGTTGCGGTTGGTGGGCTTCACGCCACGCAGTTCTCTCTTGCAGCAGTATCGCTTCGCTTCGGCGCTCCGTATGGCGTCACGCGGCTTTAGTGGCGAGACCACTGATATCTGCCAGAATGTTGCGACATTTGAGCCGGAGTTGCGGAAGATCGACTCCTTCGACTTTCACGCTAATGCGCTGAAAGTCGGCGTTCTTGCCGGTTTGATCATGCTGATCCGAAAGCACGGCAGCAAGGTTGATCCGTTTATTCAGGCGGTCAAGAACGACTCCGGCTCCAAATGGGCCGGCGGCTGTGATGGCGCATTCGCCCTGTCGGATCTGCTACTGCGCCTGGCGGCCCAGAAGAAGGGTCGCGGTGGTAATAGTATGACGCTGGATTTGGCTGCAAAAACAATCTCCTGTGGCGAGCGTTTCATGTCCAACAGTCACTATACGGTCAGCCCGAAGGGCGTTTCGGTGAAGCCGACCAAGGTTAATGGATATCTGAAGGGAGGTAAAAAGTAATGAAGGCAGCAATCACAGCCGACATTCACTTCCACCCGTGGACGGTCTTTGCAGGGGTGAACGCGGATGGCGTGAACTCGCGCCTCCAAATCACCATCGATGAAACGCGCCGGGCTGCGCAACAGGTCTTGGCCGAAGGTGGTAAAACCATGATCATCTCCGGCGACGTGTTTCACGCGCGCGGCTCGATCGACCCCGAGGTTCTGAACCCGGTGCGCGACGTGACTGAGGAGATCCTGGCAATGGGGGTGGATATCTACATCATCCCTGGAAACCACGATCTTAAATCCAACGACACAAGCCGCCTGTCGAGCGCTGTGCAGAACCTCGAACAGATCTCCATCTCTGGCGGCCAGGTCACGGTGATGAACGAGGTGACGCCGGTCAAGATGGAAGATGGCTACTTTGGCTTTGTGCCGTGGCGCCACAACACCGAAGCGCTGCTGGAAGATCTGGCGAAGCTGGCCAAGCATCCAAATGCTGCGGACATGCACGTTTTCATCCACGCTGGCATCGATGGTGTGCTGTCTGGCATTCCCGGGCATGGCCTGACCGCCGCAAAGCTCTCCTCATACGGCTTTGCAGGTGTCTATGCCGGTCACTATCACAACCACGCCGATATGAGCGCTGGTCTGCCGAACCGGGTTATGTCCATCGGCGCACCGACGCATCAGAACTGGGGTGATGTCGGCACACAGGCAGGCTTCCTGATCCTGGACACGGACGCAAACACCGTGACCTTCCACGACACCGCCGCGCCCAAATTCATCGACATCTCCGGGATGAGCGAACTGGATATGGAGATTGAATCCGCCGGCAACTACGTGCGCTTCCGTGGCCCGCAGATGACGCAGGACGATATCAACGAGCTCCGCAACCAGCTCAAAGCCTGGGGCGCGCTCGGGGTCTCTATCGAAGTGCCGCGCAAGGTCGAGGCGCTACGCTCCACGGCTCCCGCGACAGGGCTCACGCTGGACCAGTCCGTGTCCAAATTCGTCGATGAGATGAAGGATGTGCCGGCGCATGTGGATCGGGCCGCCGTGGCGAAGCGGGCGATGGAAGTGCTGAACGAGACCCGTGCGGTTTCGACGGAGGCGTAGATGAAACTCTTCGTTCGTTGTCCGGACAGGATGGTGTTCGAGGTCGACCGTGAGACGCTCGAACCGAAATCCGTCAGTTGTTACGACGCCTATTGCTACTCCGATCCGCGAACTGACGTGGAATACATGGAGCAAGGCATCTGGGCGGTTCGGCTCAATGAGATCGAGGATAAGAAGCGGCAGCGACGATTGTCCTGAACAATCCAGCCGCAACCCTCTCAAGCATCTGATATCTTTAGATATAACAGAACAGACAGGAGACCGTCATGCAGCTTTATGACGTGACTTTCACATCCACCAAGCCCATTCGCCGCTACGACAAGGCGGGAAACTGCATCGGTGAAAGCTCGATGGAAACGCCCATCGAGATGACCGGTCTGACGGAAGCCCAGGCGAAAGCCTATGAAGGCAATCCGGACTTCGAGATGCTGCCGCATCAGCGCGACCGCCATATCCAGAAATCGATCTCTGATCGCTCCTGGGCCGGTTCTGCAACCAAGAAAGTGATCACCAATCTGAAACCCGTCGAGGACGGCGTGAAGAAAGGCGAGCTGAAACTGATCAACTCCGGAACTGGTGGTCGCTCGGAAATCGCCAAAGCTGCCCGAACTGGCGATATGGGAGCAGCAATCAATGGTTGATGGCGCGCTGATGAATGAGGTTCTGGCCGGGGAATTTGCCCCGGCCGAGAAGCCAGGGTTGAAGGATTACCGTATCCGTATTCAAGAAACGGTTTTCTACGAGGTGGTTGAGCAAGCGACCTCGGAAGAGGCTGCGCGTCAAGAAATCCAACGTCAGTTGGATGAAGATGAGTTCACGCGGGATTTCAGTGAGGTGGACAGCACAGCACTCTCTCTGGAAGAACCTGCGCCCGCATGGGTGCCTGAAAATCACTGGGACGAGCACGACCATCTCCACGTCGAAGAGTGGATGTATGATGTCGCCTGCCGCAACACCCGTCTGTCGTATGTCGAGTGGGTCAACAGCCAGTTGGAGAGCGCAGATGAACGCGCATAACCTTCCGGCCCAGCAGATCAGCCTGAATGAGGTGGTTCAGGAATACAACGCGAAGAAAGCTGGCGGCCAGGTCACGCGCGCGAACCCTGATGGCACACTTCAAGTGGTCGCGGAATACGGCGGCTTGGATGCAATCATTGCGGATTACGAGCGCGTCCATACTGATGTAAGCATGGCCTCGACACTTGGCGGCACCTATGTCGGCCGCGCGTTCGACTATCACCCCAGCCTCTCGAAGCGGCGGCTGGAAGAAACTCTGTTGGAGAGCGCCTGGCGGCACGTCTATAAGGGCTTGCAGATCGATAAGATCGCATCCGCAGGCGATCGATCCCGCTTCGACATGGAGTTGAAGAATCCGCCAGAGTTCACGCTGGACAATATCCGCGCGACATTCGGGAAATATCTGCTCAATCCGCGCGAAAACATCCTGCGTGGTCTGGCCGAGGTCTTCTGTGATCTGGACCAGGCTTACAAGAGCCACAGCAAGGTCAAGATCGGCGTCGAGGGGCTGCCAAAGCGGATCATTCTGAACGGCTTTGGTGAATACAGCTATGGCTCTTACGGCCGTGGAAAACTCCGTGACGTGATGAACGCATTGGCGAGCTACACCGGTCGTGAGCACATCCACGACGGGCATATCTCTGACATGGTGCAGGACGCGCAATCGAACGGCGAACATGAATGGTGGGGCGGACGGCTGAAGGTATTCGGCAACGGCAACGGCCACCTGTTCTTTAACAAGGACACACTGACCGAGATCAATAAGGCGCTGGCTGAGTATTATGGCGACGTGCTGCCTGATACGCCGGATGTGGATGCGAAGAAAAAGCCTGGCACAGAGGTCTCCAAGGATCTGCAATACTACCCGACGCCGCAAAAGGTGATCGACGAGATCCTATCGCGCCATGTTGGGCTACGCGAGAAAGGCAAAGGGTTGCGGTTCCTGGAGCCGGACTGCGGCGATGCCCGGATCATGAGCACTGTGAAGGGTCTCTACCCCGAGATCGCATCTGTTGGCGTTGAGGTTCATGGCGGCCGTGCAGATCAGGCGCGCAGTCATGGTCACAAGGTTCTCACAGCCAACTTTCTGCAGGTCAAACCGAACCCGGTCTACGATCTGATTGTGATGAACCCGCCCTTCTACGGTCTGCATTGGCAGAAGCACCTGCTGCACGCCATCAAGTTCCTGAATCCGGCGGAAAATGGCCGGGGTCGGCGCGATAGCACCCTTATCTGCATCCTGCCTGCAACCGCCTTCTATGACGGTCATCTGGGTGAAATGGGGCTGATCGCCAAAGACGCGCACAAGAAAGAACGTGGATGGCGCGACACAGGCTGGCACGACCTTCCGGTTGGGTCATTCGCTGAAAGCGGAACCAACGTGCCGACCGGATACATCGTAACGAGCGGAGAAATGAGATGAGCAGAAAGCCTGACAAGGTTCACTACCTGATTGTCGGCGTGCGGTTCGACAAGCCGATCACGCGCGCCGAGGCGGTCAAGGAGTTCCGCAACGAAGTGCATGGCACGTTCTACCCCGGTTCGTTCAGCGAGGCCGAGGAGATGAAGATCAAGAGCGTGAAATCCAACCCGATCAAGGAGTGGTGGCGATGAAAACCATCTGGCCGTCAAAGGGTCCGGACTTCAACAGTTGGAACGTCGAGTTCGCCCGGTTCATGAAAATCCTCGCAAGCGCCCGAAATGAGCGCTTCTGGGTGCATGACTGGAAGCTGAAATACCTCAACATCCGGGTAGACACGCGCGACAATGGCTTTTTGATCTTCGCCGATGCCGACAAGCCGGGTGACGAGCGAGAGCGTATCGATCCGCAGCGCGTTGTGGATGCGATCGAGGCAAACCGGGATCGCTATCCGCATCTCAAGCTCACCGAGCATGCAGTGATGACCGCTTATGCGGAGTATCTGCGCTTGAAGGTTCGCAGGATGAAGATTGAGAACACCCGTCAAGAAACACCCGAGGAGGCAGAAGAGCGTCTGGCGGCGACCGAAGCCTTCAACACCTTGGAACTTCAATATGAGGCGCAGTTCGTAAAATGAAATTTCCCAAGCTCGAAATCGAGAACTTCCTCGCCATCACCAAGGCCGAGATCAACCTTGCCGACCGTGGCCTGATCGCCATTCAAGGGCTCAACAAAGCGGACACATCCGCAGATAGCAACGGCGCCGGGAAATCCTCGATCGCTGATGCGCTGTGCTGGTGCTGGTTCGGCACCACTGCGCGCGGCGCGTCCGGTGATGACGTGATCAATAACACCGTCGGTAAAGGCTGCCGGGTCAGTTCCACCATCATCGATGGCGGGATCACCTACACCGCGACCCGGCACCGCAAGCACAAAACGGGCAAGAACAGCCTCAAGATCGTCATGCACGACGGTCTAACCGAAACCGATCTGACCAAAGGCACCGACAAGCTGACGCAGGAGGTCGCCAATCAGATCATCGGCTCATCCCTAGAGGTGTTCGCTGGCTCGATCTACGCAGGGCAAGAGAAGATGCCCGACCTTCCGGCCATGACCGACAAGGCGCTCAAGATGCTGATCGAAGAAGCCGCCGGCGTCACCCTGCTGGAGGATGCCTATAAGAAGGCGCGCGAAGGGGCTCAGTTGGCCGACACGCAGCACGCCAACGCTGTGGCCCTGGCTGATCGACACCGCGCCAGCAAGGCGCAGCTTGAGACCGCCCAGGCGACCAACAACATCAACATCAAGACCTGGGAGGATGACCGCACCGAGCGCGTCACAAACGCCGGGAAAGAGGTCACCGGGATCGTTACGGCGGTCAAGACTGTGGATCTGGAGATCAAGGCGTTTGATCCTGGTCGGCTGCTGATCGATATCAATGCCATCGACAAGAAGATCGCCGGCGTTGCGGATGAAAACACCAAGCTGGGCGAGTTGCAGGTGGCGGTCACCAAATGCACCGTTCAGCGTGATCTGGGTCAGAACAATGCGGCGCAGGAAGAAAAGATGCGCGCCTATTACGAGACGCAGATCGCGGCCAACGATAGCAAGCTGGGTGAGCCCTGCCCTACCTGCGCCCGTCCTCTGACAGCGGACGAACTTGCGGCCACAAAGTCGAGCCTGCAGGAGCAGCACGACGGACAGGTTGAAGCGATCAACAAGGCGCGGCGGTATGAGGCCGAATGGCAAACCAAGCTGGATGACGCCATCGCTGCGCGTGACCGGTTCAAGGCGGGCATGACCGATATCAGCGCCGAGCAGATGGAGCGGCAGCGTCTCGACGGTCAGTATAAGGCCTATGAGGCCAAAGTGGCTGAACGCAACGTGCTGATGACCCGGGCCAAGGCGCTGAAAGAGAAGATCGAAACGCTCCGGGCTGAGGTCAATCCTTATGCGGCTGTCGCCGTGCAGCTCGAAAAGGATCTGGAGAAGATCCAGAAGGAGCTGGAGGATGCTGCTCTGCGCGTGAAAGCGGCTGAGAAGCAGGCCGAGGTCGAAAGAGAGGTTGTGCGCGTCTTTGCCCCGTCAGGCGTCCGTGCGCGCATCCTGGACGAGGTAACGCCGTTCCTGAACGCGCAGACATCGAAATACCTTTCGACGCTCAGCGACGGGAATATCGCCGCTACGTGGTCAACCCTGACCCCGGCTGCCAAGAAAGGCGAGTTCAAGGAGAAATTCTCTATCGACGTGGCTAATGCCACAGGCGGCGGGTCGTTCAAAACGCTCTCCGGCGGTGAGAAACGTAAGGTGCGGATCTCCACGGCTCTGGCGCTGCAGGATCTGGTCGCAACGCGCGCCAGCAAGCCGATCGATCTGTTCATTGGCGACGAGATTGACGACGCGCTTGATCCGGCTGGTCTGGAGCGGCTGATGCTGATCCTCGATGAGAAGGCGAAAGAGCGCGGCTCGGTGTTCGTGATCAGCCACAACGAGCTGTCCGATCACATCCGCCAGACGCTGACCATCGAAAAGCTGCCCGGCGGTGAAACGAAAGTAACGGAGATGGTCGCATAAGCGACCATTCCCTTTCCCGCGTCACCCCTTTTTATTTCTGCTATAATGTAAGTAATCACTTACAACACAGGAGACACATATGCCGCGACTAAGTGACTTGTCTCAGGCACAGATCGACCTGCTGGAGGAAGTCGGCAAGGAGATCGTTGAGGCGCTCAAAGATGTTCCGTTGGAAGTCGAAGGAACGCCAAAAGCGACGCTGAAATACCCGGATGGTGGCTACAAGGTGAAGCCGCTGCCGCCCGGCGTGAACTTCTTCTTCGCCAGCTCCTATCTCGGCAAGAAAGGCGAAGTGATCTTCGCTCTGTCGCCGGAGGATGCGCAGGACTTCGAGTTGACCGAGTTCTCATACAAAGCCGTGGATACGGTGTTTCCTCTGGCCGGGGCTGAGCTCGTTAAGGCGATGGAGCTTGTCTTCTCGAAAGACGGTGATCGGGTCGATGTATCCTCTATCGCCGGTGATGTTGAGCGGATGTTCACCACGGAGGAAAACTTCAAAGCCCTGTTTGACATGCTTGTTATCAGCAATGCCAACGCTGCCGCAGACGCCGCGTCCCGCGCGCAGGCCGAATACAAATCTGACCCTAACTATGGAATGTTTTGATGAGAAAGATCCGCATCGCCGGCCTGGACGGCTCAAAGTCCAATTTCGGCATCTCTCTGCTTGACCTCGATCTCGACACGATGGAATTGTCCGTCGTCGATCTGATCCTGGCTAAGACCGAAAAGGACAAGAACAAGCAGGTTCGCAAAAGCTCCGACAACCTGCGCCGTGCCCAGGAAGTAATGGCTCAGCTGCGCCCTGCCCTAAAAGGTTGTGTCAGTGCTTTCATCGAAGTGCCGTCCGGCGGCCAGTCCTATGACGCGGTGCTGGGCTTTGGCATTGTGATCGGTCTCTACGCATCCATCGAAATTCCGGTGGTCGAGGTTTCCCCGTCCGAGACGAAACTGGCTGCCGTTGGCACCAAGACCGCCTCGAAGGAAGAGATGATCGAGTGGGCGATGGAGAAGTTTCCGGACGCGCCGTGGCGCATGCGCAAGCTCAAGGGTGAAATGGTCCCGACAAAGGACAACGAGCACCTGGCTGATGGCGTTGCAATCGCTCACGCTGGCCTGAAAGTGCCGAGCTTTCAGCAGACCTTGGCCATCCTGCAGGCGAACGCTCTGGCTGCGTAATCTTTCATTTGGGTTTGACTATAAGTAATTACTTACTTATAAGAGACACCCCGCAACATCTGGTAGGACACCAATACATGAACACCGATATCGTGGCTCGGAGCTACTTTCCGGGCATGGGCGAAGCTGTCGCTGATCGCACCGTAAACCGCCGAATTCTGACCGAAAACCAGCGCGAAGCGCTACCCGACACCCTGATCCTGAACGACAATGATCCGCTCTATGTCGTGTGGAAGAACGCCGCCGACCTGTCCGAATACCCGGTCGAGGTCAGCGACAAAGCCAAATTCATGACCGCTGAGCCTGAATTGCGCACCGAAACCTGGGCAGATGTTGCTGAGCGGGTTGCGCGCGGAAACACCGAGCTGGTGGATGATGCACAGTCTGACCTGACCCCGATGCGCCGCCTGGTCGCAAAAGGCGCTCTGCTGATGTCCGGCCGCCATTTGCAGCACACCGATGGCAATCTGAAAAACCGTCCGATGGAAGTTGTGACCAACTGTTCGTCGTCGGCTGCAACCTTCATCCTGTTCTACCTGCTGCTGAACGGCTCCGGTGTTGGCCGTGCCTATGACGACGCGATGATGAAGGTCGACTGGCGCAATATGCCGGACGTGCATGTGGTCATTGATGAGGATTACGAGGATCGCTGGCGTGACGATCCCAATTCGGGCGCGAAATCCATTCCGGAAACCAGCCGGATCGGTGATCAGTTCAAATCCGCAGACTACGTGCTGAAGGCGCTGGAAAACACTGAGCACAAAGTCACCTATTTCCGTGTTCCCGACAGCCGTGGCGGCTGGGCCAAGGCGCTCGAAATCCTCGAACGCATGACCTACGAGAACCGCTCGGATGAGGTTCTGGTGCTCGACTTCTCGGATGTGCGCCCTTACGGCAGCCCGATCCGCGGTATGCAGAACCGTCCGTCTTCCGGCCCCGGCCCTCTGATGAACGCCATCGCGCAAATCGCCGAGATCCGCCACATGAACCTCGATCCGTGGGAAGCGACCATGCACGTCGATCACCACGCGGCTCAGTGTGTTCTGGTTGGTGGTGCGCGGCGCGCGGCTCGTATGGCAACCAAGACCTGGCGCGACAAGAACGTGTTCGGCTTCATCCGCTTCAAATCGGAAAGCGGCTTCTGGACCTCGAACAACTCGGTCACGATTGACCAGGAATTCCGGGATCGCTGCGCCAAGGTCGCTGAAAAGGTCCGGACATTCTTCTACAAGCCGAATGCGGCTCCGGATCAGCTGATCGATGCGGCAGAACAGCTTGCGGCCTCTGGTCGTTTGGATGAGATGGATCTGCACGCCTGGAAAGTGCTGATCGCCATTGCTGACGCCTCCTATCACGATGGCACCGGTGAGCCGGGCATCATCAACCAGGACCGTCTGCACTCCAACGATGAAGGCATCGAGACCTATATCGATGGCCTGTTTGCCGGGTCGCGCGACTTCCAGATGGACGACGCCACGCTGCCGCTGATGCAGGCCCTTGCGAAAGAGGTTGTTGGTCTCACCTACACGATGATTACCAACCCCTGCGGTGAGATCACTCTGCTGATGCTGGGCGCTTACTGTGTGATCGCGGACGTGGTTCCGTTCCATGCAGACAGCGACGACGAGGCCGAGGAGGCGTTCCGCATGGCTGTGCGCGCTCTGATGCGGACCAACACGATGGACTGCCTCTACAGCCGCGAAGTCAAGCGCACCAACCGGATCGGCGTCGGCATGACCGGCTTCCATGAATGGGCCTATGACCGCTTTGGTTTCACCTGGCACGATCTGATCGACGAGGTGAAGTCGCGTGAATTGTGGCTGATGGTGTCGCGCTTCAAACGTGCGGTCTCGGATGAGGCGCGCAAATACGCTGAAATCCTGGGCGTTGCAGTGCCGCACACGGACTCCACGTTCAAACCGGCTGGCACCACCTCGAAGCTCTTTGGTGTGACCGAAGGCGCGCACCTGCCCTCGATGCGCTGGTTCCTGCGCTGGGTGCAGTTCCGTCTGGATGATCCGCTTGTCGCTGAATACGAGAGCCGCGGCTACCCGGTGCGGCGCGATCTGAAGGATTACGCTGGCATGGCAATCGTGGGCTTCCCCACGGCTCCCGCGATCTGTGAGCTGGGTGATGGCGAATGGGTTGTGACCGCTGCCGAAGCCACTCCGGCTGAGCAGTATCAGTTCCTGCGCCTGTTGGAGAAATACTGGATTCGTGGCGTCGATGAGGATGGCGATACGCCCCTGCCCGACACTGGCAACCAGATCTCCTACACCATGAAGTATGATCCGGCGGTTGTGGACTTCGAGCACTTCCTCGGGACGCTGATGGATGGCCAGTTCTCCATCAAGTGCTGCTCGGTGATGCCGCAGATCGACACCACGGCGTTTGAATACCAGCCGGAGGAGCCGATCAGCCACGAGCTGTATCAGGATCTGATGGGCATGATCACGCATGGCGAGATCAAAGAGGATATCGGGGTCGAGCATATCGACTGTGGTGCCGGAGCCTGCCCGGTGGACTTCTCAGACGAGAAAGCCGCGTAACGCAAACAGGGGTCGCCACGCGCGGCCCCTATCATCTTGGAGGAACCATGTTCGAAATCATCTCAACCGAGACCTGCGAGTTCTGCAAAAAGGCGAAAGCGCGGCTGGAAAGCCTTGGGCTCGAATATCGTGAAAGCCTGTTGGACACCCCGGAGAAGCAGCACAGCTTCAGGGAGGCTGGGTTCAAAACAGTGCCGCAAATCTATCACAACGGATCGCTTATTGGTGGATTTAACGACCTTGTGCGCTGGCTGGTCGTCAACCCTCAGAAGCCGCATTTCGTTGACAAAAACTAACTAAGTAAGTATTTACTTAGAAGATAGAAATTCCCAGTCTGGAGAAAGAGAGACATGACCCATCGTAACGACTACGTGCCGAAAGAATTCGGCACGGCACCGCTTGGTGCGATCCGCAACGGCCGCCTTGGTGAGCCCAAGGTGTTCACCCGTGGTGGCCAGCCCTTCAAATACGAGATTGAATTCTCAAACCGCCTTTCGGTTGGTGACACGATCATGGTCAATGGCGTGGTCTGGACGATGATCGCAAACGGCGCGACACCTTCCGGAAATGAAATCGCTCTGGGTGCTGCCACTGTTGCGGATGACGCAAATGCTGTCCGGAACGCCCTTATGATCCCTCTGGGGCAAGCCGGTTATATTGTTCAAAATGCCAACCCGAGCGGTTCGACCTGGCAGTTGAAATTTGAGCGGAACGACAACATCCCCTTTGATGCAAGCCAGCACCTGGTGAGCATTGCAAATGGCGCGACCGTCACTCTTACTCAGCAAGGCTACATCGAGCCTATGATCGAGGGTGATACCTGCAACTTCATTCTGACCCCGGATGACTCGCTTGCGGTTCAGCAGGTGTTCTTCCTGCCCGATGGTATGGAGTTTGAACAACGGGTGATCTCGATGTCGAAACTCGGTCGTCCGTGCGAGATCCGCTCGATGAACGACAACATCGATGGCGGCACCTCTCTGTTGCTCTCCAACCGGACCCACTTCGCGGTGCTTCAGTTCCTGGGCGGCGTTTGGCGTGTCATCGCCTCCGCACCTACCGTTCTGCAATCCGGCGGTGGCGAAGAGGCCTAATCTCCAGATCCTCATGAAAGGGAACTGGGCGGGATCACTCCCGCCCTTTCTTTTTTTTGTCAGGTGAAAGCGCGTCCCGTCGAACTTTCGCTATAATGTAAGTAACAGCTTATCTCACAAAGGAAGATCGATGCCGTTCGATATCGTCAATGAAAACAAGGTCTACACGCACCCCGGCCAGGAGCAGATGCAGGTCGAGGTGATCTTGGCCTCGCGCCACGCCGACATGCCGAATGAAAAGCCGCTCTACACGGTTCGGCTGCGTTATCCGCGCATCATTCACGGCGAGATCATGACACACCGGGTCTTCGGACGTAATGCGCGCAGCTCCCGTGCGGTTCCGGTCAAGACGATGCTGAACGAGGTTCGCAACACACCGTTTGTTCCGTGGCACTGGGGTAAGAACCAGAAAGGCATGCAGGCTGATGAGGAGTGTAACGCCTCGGTGATTGACTGGACCATCTTTGATGGGACACTCGATAGGGTGAACGCCTGGTGTCAAGCGGCGACACAGGCTGCCAGTGCTGCGGCAGCCTTCATGGACGCCGGCTATCACAAGCAGCTTGTAAACCGCCTGCTGGAGCCGTTTTCGTGGATCGACGTGCTGATCACCTCGAACCGCTGGGACAATTTTCTGTGGCTGCGCGATCACGGCGATGCAGAGCCGCACCTGCAGGATCTGGCCCGGCTGGTGAAGCGGGCGCTGGATGAGGCGGTGGTTCATGAGTTGGACGAGGGTATGTGGCACATGCCTTACATCACCGAAGCGGATGAAAAAGAGGCGCTTACCCGTTTCAATGTCGTTTCGCAGAAGGAAGCGGACCTGGCAAATGAATGGCTCAACAAACTGAGCGCCGCGCGCTGTGCTCGGATCAGCTACAAGCCGTTCGATGGTGACGCCTCCTATGAGCGCGAAATCGAGCGCTACAACCTGCTGGTGACCTCTGAGCGCGTCCATGCGTCACCGCTGGAACATCAGGCTATGCCGGATCGGTTTGTCGATGATGCGTATTGGGAATTCCCCGAGCTGCACGGCAACCTGCCCGGCTGGTGCCAGGCCCGGAAATTCGTCCCGAACGAGTGTCACAATGGCTGATGATCGCACCATCGCAACCTGCGACATCAAATATGAAGCCAATGGGCCGAGAGGTCCGGGCTTCTACTACACCATCATCGATGGCGAAGAAGAATCCGATTTGATTGGTCCTTTTCTGGATCACTTCGAGGCGGAAAAGAGTTTCACGGCAGCGATGCAAACCGCTGCCGAGGAAATGATCAAGCAACACCTTGGACTGGAAGACTGAAATGACCAAGACCATCAAATTCAAAGCCCTGCGTGACGGAGCCCAACTGCCGAAATACGGCACAGCAATGGCGGCAGGCGCTGATCTGCATGCTTGTGTGACCGAGCCGATCATTCTGGAGCCGGGCATGCGCGTTATCGTTCAGACCGGTCTGGCGATTGAGTTGCCCGAGGGCTTCGAGGCTCAGGTTCGTCCGCGCTCTGGCATCGCCATTAAAAACGGCGTCACCGTGCTGAACGCGCCTGGCACCATCGACGCGGACTACCGCGGCGAGATTGGCGTCATGCTGCTGAACTGCGGTGAGAACAACTTCACCATCGCACATGGCGACCGCATCGCGCAGATGGTCATCGCTTACGCGCCGCAGTTCAATTTCACCTGGGCGGATGAGGAGCTGACCGAGACCGCGCGCGGTGAAGGCGGCTATGGCTCGACCGGAGTGTCTGCATGATCTGGGGCGTCACTGGCGCATCGGGCGTCGGCAAATCAACCGTCTGTAAGTTGGTTGCCGACAGCCTCGACATCGCCTTCGTCCAGACATCGATCACGGAGTCGGCCAAGCGCCACGGCTTTAACGCTGTGGGTGACTTGACCCTCTCTGAGCGGATCGACCTGCAAGAGAAGCTGCTGGACGATCACATGCAGTTGCTGGATGAAACCGAGCGTCCCGCGATCCTCGACCGCACACCGATCGACATGATCGGCTACATGATGGGCGAGATTTACATGCACTCGCACAAGGAGCTTACCCCGGAGCAAATCCAACGGGTGAACAACTTCGCGCTGCGCTGCATGTGGGTGACCAAGCGGAATTACGACTGTGTGTTCCACCTGGCGCCCCTACCCTTCTACGAGGCCGCACAGACACGTCCGGCTGAGAACACCGCCTATCAGAAACACACGGATCTGATCATGCGCGGTGCTCTGAGCGAACTGTCCGGGGCTGTCAGCCAGTGCATCCTCAACACCACCGATCTGAACGAACGCCAAGAGGCCATTCATGACCTCATCGTTCAGCGCCTCGACACGCTTGAGGCAAGCCGTAAAGCAAACCGAAACCTACACTGAGAGGGAACTATGACCAAACCTACTGCAAGCGCCATGAAGGCCACCCTGACCAAGATCGCAAACATGGATCTGGGCCTGTCCAAAGATGAAATGCTGGAACTGAGCCACGCGGATGCCGTGGATCTGATCGTCACGATGGCGAAAGAGACGCTGAATCCGGTGCCCGGCCCGTCGGCGATGGAACGCAAGACCAAGGAAGTCACCGACTTCATCATGAAGGATTTCGCGCTGGCCTTTGCCTCGAATGACGAGATTGGCGAGAAGCTGAACGCGGCTGGCATCCTGTCGCCTGCTGGCAAGCCCTGGACGCGCTCGAATGTCTCCAAGGTGATGTCCAACGTCAAAGAGGCGATTGCGGCTCAGATGAACGCCAACAGCACGACTGCGCCTGCTGCAGAGCCGGAAGTGGCCAAATCGACGCCGGAACAGTTCGGCATGGACAGTGCAAATGTGGCGCTGTGTGGAAAGACTGAGGCCGAACCCGTGGTCGAAGCGGCACCTGTGGCCGCTGAGCCTGTCGCTGTTGGTGATGTGATCGATGTGGAACCTGCTGATCTGGAGCCCAAGGGCTTTGCTGAAGCCGCACCTGCGCCGGAAACAACCGGAACGTTGACCGTCGAAGATGAGCTTCTGGCCGAGCTGGAAGGTCTGGATGATCTGACCGGGATCGCCGCTGAATAAGCGATAAACCCGTTCGAACCCATAAGCACCCCGCGCTTTAGTCTGCTATATTGTAAGTAAGCAGTTACTAAAGCCGGGGTGCTTTCGTATTTGTGACAGCAATATTGAGGGAAATCATGAACAAGAACCGTCCGCTGGAAAGCATCTACATGCACACTGCCAACGGTAAGAAATACTATCCGTTTGCACCAAAGCCCGAAGATGTGGACATTTACGTGGTTGCACATCACCTGGCGACACGGGCGCGCTGGAACGGCGCAACGCAGCATCCGGACTACCCGAACCGGATTTTCTATTCCGTCGCTGAGCATTCGGTCTATTGCGCCCTCTATGTCGAGGAAATCCTGCGCCGGCCGGACCTGGCACTGGATGCCCTGCTGCACGACGCCTCTGAAGCCTATAACGGCGACCTGATCCGACCGCTGAAATACAGCGCCGAATTCGCCGAGCCCTTCAAGAAGGTCGAAGAGCTGAACGAGGCCGCGGTTGCCAAGCGGTTCTCGCTACCGACGAAATTCGAGCCGGAGATCAAGATCGCCGATGAAGCGGTTTGTCATGCTGAATGGGAACAGATCGTGCCGCGTGATCCGTCGATTGAATGGAAGATCGAGTGGCACAGTGGCGAGAAGGCCGCACCCTTCGAGATCGCCATGCTGGACCCGTCTCCGGCGCGCGACCTGTTCCTGCAGCATTACGTCCGGATCACCCAGACGCTCCTGGCGGCCGAATAATGGGTATGCGTGACGACATCGAGGCGATGGAGCGTCACGCAGCCAACGGCACCCTGAAAGAGTGGTTCGAGGGCACGGCAAAAGCTCTGCCCTTGGACACTCGGATGCCGATTGATCGGTCTGCGGCGCGTCCCGCGCTTAACTCCACCTACCGTTTCATCGAACAACGAGGTGACTGATGGATGATTGGCCAAGCCACACCGCGGAACTCGACCGCAAGACGACCGATGTCATTGAGCGCTACACCAGCGCCTACGACGCCGGAACGATCACCAAACGAGAGTATTTCATCCTGATCTCCGCGCTCTACGACACCACCTCGGGCCTGATCCCGAAACCAACCTCTGATCTTCTGGCAGACATTCACAGGGATTTGCGCAGCGCCTAAGCAACCCAGCCGCAATCCGATCTCGCACTTGCTATTGTGTAAGTAAGCAATGACTTAGAAAGGCAGACAGATGCAAGTATCCCACGTCGAAACGGCGAACACGCATGCGATCCTTGGTGGTGGCGAAGCGCGCGCCTTTTCAATGTCGCAAACGGCTGAATTCTTCACCGTGCTGTCCGACACGCTCTACCGCGACAAGAAACGCGCCGTGATCCGCGAAGTGCTCTGCAACGCCTGGGACGCGCATATCGTCACCGACCGCACTCACATCCCGGTCGAGATCGAGCTGTCCGAGGAATCCATCACGATCCGCGACCACGGCCCAGGCATTGCGGATGACGTGATCGTTGAGAACTACTGCACCTATGGCGGCTCGACCAAACTGAAAAGCGAGAAAGAGACCGGCGGCTTTGGGCTTGGATCGAAAGCGCCCTTTGCCTATTCCGACCATTTCTCCGTGACGAGCCGCTACAAGGGTCAGTGCTCGATCTACGCCATCTCGCGCGGCGGTGTTGAGACCAAAGGCATCCCGGATATGCGCCTGATGGTGCAGACGCCGACCGAGGAGAGCGGCCTGTCGGTCACTATCCCGATCAAGAAGTCCGATGACCTGCGCGAATTCCGCGAAATCATCCGGACTGTGACCAAACAAGGCGGCATGAGGGTTAAGCTGAACGATCAGGAGCTGTCTCGCTATGACTTCGATGAGGCGCGCAAGACAGGATTCATGGTTGTGCAGCGCACTCCCGATATGAATGAATCCACTGTCTATGTCTCCTATGGCGCCGTGCTCTACCCTCTCAGCTCGACCGAGGAAGAGGTCACTACGGCGGTCAATCGCATCACGAGCCTGGTCCCGGTGGCCAGCGGTCAAGGGCATCGCGTAATCCTCATGGCACCGCCTAACAGCGTTGGTGTTACCCCGTCGCGCGAGGCGCTGTCTTACACCGATACGACCATCGCCACGATCAAGGAGCTGGCGGATCGCCTGGTCCGGAACGTCCGTCCGCTTATCTCGAAAGCCGCAAAGGAGCTGGTGCGCAAGCAAGTCGCCGGAATGGAGGATTTCGATCGCTGCGATAACCTGCATTACCAGACCAACCACTCATACGTTAACCAGGCCGATACGGCGCTGAGTGTCGCAAAGGTGGTTGCTGCCGAGAAGTTCTTCGATCCTTTGACATACCAAGAGGTGACCAAGTTCATTGGCCCGATCATGGCAGAGAAGTTTCGGCAACACCGTCGATCCCTGCGCCGTGCGTTTCTGAGCCCTTCGCGCGCTCAAATCAAATCCACAATGTCTCAGGTCTATCTCAAGCCGTATATTCGCGCGGCCAGTGATGCCGGAGAACTGCGGAGCCTGTTCGCTGTAGGCGGCAATGCTGTCACATATCGGTCCCACCGCTTTACCGAGCTCTGCACCCACGTCGAGCCTGAAAAGACGGTGATTGTCGCGCAGAGCCGCACCGAGGCGATTATTTACGCCAAGGATCGAGGCGACGAACTGAGGCAGCATGATAGCTGGAGTGAATATCTCCAGGATCGCGCCTATATCTGCGCCGCCATTCCGCGTCGGAAGTCCAAACAACGCGCCGCTCTGATCAAGGCGATGGAGGCCCGTGGCTTCAAATGCGTCGAGATCAAGGAGCCTGTCAAAAAGGCAGCACCTGCAAAGCCCAAAGGGCCGAAGGATAGCTGGATCGATCTGGCGAAATTCAACACGAGCTCCGGCTTTCAACAAGAGCGGACGCTGAACGATCCGGAATACTTTCTGAACCTGGATGTGACCCTGCATGAACTGCGCAACAGTTCCTGGTTCCACTTTAACAAGGATCTCCTGCGCGAATTGTATCCGAGCTGCGCCGTTGTGCGTGGTGAGGCGCAGGTGAAGAAGGCGAAAAAGGCCGGTGCCAAGGATGCTTTCGCTGACATGGCAGCCAAAATCCGCGGTGCGTTCAAAACGCGCGATGGGAAACTGGCGCTGCTACTGGCTTATCACCACCTGGTTCAGCACCAGAATCCGCCCACGCACTACATCTCCGGGCTCAACACCGCGACGGAACTTCTCAAGGAAATTCCGGAGGTGTTCTTCGAGTTTGTTCCTGCACGTCCGGCGTCCCGTAAACGGGTTCTGGAGCATGCGCGGCGGATGAAGCTGCTGAAAAGTTTCATGTATCACCACGGCGCTCCGGATAGCGACAAATCCCTGAAATCCGACATGGAGATCGAGCAAGCCCGGGCATGGCATGCGCTCGGAAATGAGATGCTGACCCGTAAGCAATTTGCCCACCACTGGGAACATTTGAGCTCCATCAGCTCCTACGGGCTGAGCGCTGCAACCGGCGACGAAAAGAAAGCGGCGATCGTGCGAATGGTGCGCGCCGTGAAAGAAACCACCCCTTTGGAGGATAACGTATGACTAAGATCCGAATTGCAGGTGCTATCGCAAGCAAAAGCGGTATCACACTCTACCTGGAAAACGGTCAGCCGATGGAGCTGAAAAAGGACAGCCATCGCACCAACGAGATCATGCAGGAGATCGCCAAGCCCCTGGCAAAACGCCAGGTCGTGGAGATCGATCTGGCTAAATACTCGGTTCACGCCATGATCGAGCGCAAGACCAACGGCCTGGTCCGCTTCTTCCGCTCCAAGGTGGATCAGGTTAAAGACGCGCTGTTTTCCGGTCACTCTGATGGCGGGTTCGTCTATGGCGATGTGCCTCTGAAAGACGGCGAGACAATCGTGGCCGAGGTCAACGGCAAGCGCATCCCGGGTATGGAGAAGCTGGAGCGCCAGATCCATCACGCTGCCTATACCGAGGACTGTAAGGGCTTCACGCTGTTCATGGAGCGCCTGGCCGCAGTGATTGATGATCGCGGTCACTCGGTTCAGGAGCTGCTGAATTTCATGCAGAAGGCCGATCTGCCGATTGCGGATGACGGGTCCATCGTCGCCTACAAGACGCTGAACTATTGGCGCGGTGATGAGCCTCAGAAACGCACCGAAGATGTCTTTGTGGACAAGCACTCCAAGACGGTTGTCCAGAAGCTCGGCTCGCGCGTCTCTATGCCGATGAGCAAGGTGGACCCGAGCCGCCGGGTTGAATGTTCGACCGGGTTGCATATCGCCCGCCGGCGCTATCTGCGCCACTACTTTGGCGATGTGCTGACACTGGTGAAGGTTGCGCCAGAGGACGTGATCGCGGTGCCGAACAATGATCCCGACAAGATGCGCGCCGCGGCCTATCACATCGTTGCTGTGCTGCCCGAACGTATCTCGGCCATCATCCGTAAGGATCAGCCCATGACGAGCGATCCGGAAGCGGCCAAGATCCTTGCGGATATTATCGCTGGTGATCACGTCGGCGTTCTGGAAGAGGTTCGCATCGGTGAGAAGAAGGCCGAGGCGGAAAGCGAGTATGATAAGGAGATCGAGGTCGAGCAGAACGAAGAAGCTCAGCCCTTCCTTGGCGCTGGTGACAATGGCATGGCGGCCGCTCTGGATGATCCGGAGGTCCAGGAGGATGCCGGAGAGGTCGATATCCGGGAGCTGAACCGCAAGGTCGAAGAGGCTGTCGAGGAGCGTGATGCGGCCCTGCGCGAGAACGAGGAGCTGAAGGCGAAGCTGGCAGCGGCTGAGAAGCCGAAGACCAAGAAGAAGCGCACCAAACCGGCTGCGAACAAGACCAGCAAGCCGAAGACCAAGAAGGCGGCCGATCCCGCGCCCAAGGTCGAAAAGCCGCTGACAGACGCTCAGCAGCGCCGTGAGGACGCCTACCAGGCTGTGATCGGTGGCATGTCGCAGCGCGAGGCTGCGAAACAGTTCAAGGTCTGCGCCAAGACCCTGCGCAAAATGGTGAAAGAGCGCGCCAGCAAGGCCGCTGAATAACCCTCCCTGAAAAAGCAGAGAACCCAGCATCAATCCGCTGTGTTCTCTGCTATATTGTAAGTAAGCGTTTACTTGAGGTGTGCTATGAAATTCCGCTTCACCCTGACCCGAGATGTCACCGAGTCCACCACCGTCACGATCGATGCCAATTCGATTGAAGAGGCACACGCGAAGGCACTCGAAAACCCACCGACAGAAGGATGGGCGGTCGATGATAACCCGCCAAACGACGCCTACCTGCCTGATCCTAGCGATTTTGAAGGTTTCAAGCCTACCCCGTGCGGCGGCTGTGGCGAGACCGTCCCGGGCAACAACTGCATTGGTTGCTTTCACGACTTCTACCCGGGGCTGTCATGAGCAAGTTCCCGAAAGACAACTGGATCAAGGATGCGCTGAGCAAGGGCTATGTGATCGCCCGTGAGAACGGCGACATCTGGCGAGCCAAGCGCGTCAACAAGGATGGCACGGTCGATAAGTCTGCCGGATATGCGCTGGTCAAGGTCCAGGTCCACAAGGCAACCGGGCGTGTCTATTTCAACATGACCTGGCGCGGCTTCACGAAGTCCGTCCTGGTCAATCGGATCGTTGCGTGGCGGTTCCATCCGAACCCGAAGAACCTGCCGCAGGTCAACCACATCGATGGCGACAAAGAGAACAACGCCAAGGACAATCTCGAATGGGCGACCGGCTCGGAAAACGAGAAGCATGCTCACCGCACCGGGCTCAAGTCCGGACGTGGCTCAGCCAACAGCAACGCAAAACTGACCGTCGCCCAGGTCCATGAGATCCGCGCGGCGGCTGATCCCGCACCCGAGCTGGCGAAGCGCTACGGCGTGAGCCGCTCGACCATCGTTAACATTCAACGAAATAAAACCTGGAGGCACGTCTAATGTTTAAGAAGCTCGAAGGTGACACAGCCATGCTTGTTCAAGGCGGTGTCTACAAGACCACCGACCTCTACGAATGGGCTGGCAAGCTGTTCGCAAAAGCGGCCGGCGGATACATCCGTCTGCGCAAAGACGGCACCACGTCGAAAGATGGCGTGCGGCTGGAGCATATGGAGATCGAGACGCCCCTCTTCTCTGATAAGTTCGGACGTTTGGCGACCGTGAACGCAGGTGGTTACACGCCTGTTGCTGTCACTCCGGAAGGCAGGCTGCAGGTAGAACATCATGCGTAAGCCGCGATTTATCAAACCGCCGAAGGAGATCCTGAAGGATCTCGTGGAGCCGGAGTTCAGCTGGATGCAGATTATCGCCTTTGTTGTTGGCAACTGGATGATCGACGCCGGGAACGGGCTTCGGGGTGTTGGCGTGATCCTTGTTTTTGGCATCCTCTCGGTCGCTCTAAACGACCGTTTCAACAGGACGCCCCAGGAGAAAGATGGATGAGAAGAAAAGACTTCGACAATCGCCAGTCTAAGGGGCTTCGCAAGGGTTCAAGCGCAACGACCGATAAATGGATCTATCGAAACGGTCGTCCGGTCTACAATCTGACCCGCCGCCGCTGGTATTCCAAGAAAATTGGCACACGCTGGGGTAGCTACGTCCTGGGGCGCCGCAGATGCAGCATTCGCCTGCTGGAGCACGGTGAACTGGTCGTCTCCGCCTACAAGACGCAGAAAGGCGATCTGCGCTACACCGATCCGGTCACGTCCAAAGCCAGCAAAGCAGGCCCGGGCGTTCTCTACCGTGTCCGAGTGAAACTGAAACAACCGGTGGCAGCATGATCATTCCCGAACACCTCATCATCGTAGGTCTCGACACCGAGACCACCGGCTTTGTGCAGCCGGACCATCGCATCGTTGAGGTCTATAACGGCCTCTGGCGCGGCGGTAAGAAGATTTTCGAATAGGCCCCATCGGAAGGTTTCTTCGTAGAACCACGCTAAGGAAGAACTTTCAGCGAACACAATCAGGTTCCCCAGTCTCTGGCTGGCCTGATGTTCAGTGGTCGCGCAATTTTGCGGTCTGCGGCTCC